AAATAATTTTTAAAAATTAATAGAGCGTATACAGTGTGCAGTATATTGTATACAAAAAGGATGTGAGGGATTGAAAGTAGAAGCTAAGGATATTCCGTATATTCAAAAATTCATGACTGAATTCTGGAAAGCTATAAAAGATTTCTATTCAGTTGAACTTACAGACGAATATTCCAAGCAGGCCACTGATCGTCTGATAGAACTTAGAGAGTATGCGGAAATGTGCCCTGATAATAATGATAAACAGTTTATTAAGAATTGTCTAGTTGCTTTTAATAAGCTATTAGATTCTAAACAGAGGGGATTGATAAAGAATGTACAACACAAAGAATAGATACGAACAGGGGCAGGCTCTTAGAAAAGAAATTTATATGTATATCGTCAGTTATATCAAATTGGTTGGATATGCACCGTCGATTACAGAGATTTCTGAAAGGGTAGATGCCGGGAGAGCTACGGTCTGGAAACATATTAATCAGTTGATTGATGATAACCTGCTCAAGACAAACCATCCCAGTACCGACAGGGCATATACTCCGGTTGGGTACGGAATAAGAAAGACAAGCAAGGAGACGAAATGAAACTGTATGATGTATACGACGGTTCAAAGTATATCGGGGAGCTGACGCTTGCTGAAATATCAGAATTGACAGGAAAGACAAGAAGCCAGATATCGCAGGCAATCAGCGGGGCATATAGCATTAACGGAAGATATGCGGTCATATATGATGGGCAACAAACAATCGCATACTCAAACAAGAATGATCGCAGGATGTTGATGGAATTTGACATTCTGACTCAGAAGATAAGGAGGGCTGTTGGATGGGAAAACTAAAAAAGAGTGGAGGTCTAACACAATGAATAAAATGCGTGAATATGAACGAGGCAGGGAAGACGGGCTTGACCTTGCCAGACGAATTGTCAAACAGGGCGGGATTGAAGCCCTCGAACAAGAATGTAAGTTCCGGGGTGCGACCGGGATACATACCTCTCTGGCAGTAAAAGACCTTGATAAAGCGTCAGAAAAGATAAAAGAGGTTATAGCGGATTCATTTGTAATATTGTCAATTGCCGTTCTGCATGATGATTTTGGCTTTGGCGAGAAACGCTGTCAGAGATTCAGAAATGGACTTGACCGGGCTGCCGATTATATCAATGACGGTCTGGCAGAATGGATTGATTATGTAGACGCTATTAAAGAAGAGTTAGGGATTGTATTAAAGAATCCCGGAGAATAACGGACAGGTAGCGTTTGGATAAAGCGATCATGGAGGACTGCACAATAGCGTGCCAGTTGCTCACGTGGGGAAAGGGAATAAGAAAAATGAGAGATAAAGAACGCATTTTGATGATTATTATTTCAAGGATCATACCGGGACTGACTTCTTGTACGGCAAAGAAAGAAGATTATATTCGACCGTTTATATTTAACACGCATGAATTAAAAGCCGGTGATCTAGTTATGACGAATACTACTATTTTCCCGAATGAATTTATGGTCGGTTTCGTGCATGAGGTAAAAAGTGATTGCGTCGTTATCCGGGAAATAGGCTCTAAAAAGTTGTGCAATTATTATAACGAAACTTTTTCGGTCATTAACAAGGAAAAACTGGGGTACGAAATTCTTGAAGGTGTGCAGTATAAAACGTATCAGAAAGTTTTGAAGGCATTTTCAAAATACACAAGCTATTCAACCAGATTTCGAAGTATAGAATTTTCTGGTAATACTTGCACGGTAACAAGCAGGATAATGTTCAAGAACGACAAAAACGGCGAAATTTCTTTCGAGTACAACCAGAAGACGAAAATTTCCGATATAGGTAAATTGTTGGAAAAAGCCGGGTTATAATACGAAAACGGGGAAAGTGAGGACGGAAATGAAAAATAATAATTACACTTCATTTTTCAAAACGAAGCCAAAGAAAGTAGAGAGATACATTCGTTGCAGAAAATGTGGTGGAAACATGAAATGGATTGAGTACTATCCGCCGGAAATCAAATGTCCGAAGTGCGGATATACGGTATATCCTAAGCCTTATGAACCTAACTGCAATGAGATTGAGAATTACAAGGAGGACTAAATGGGAAGATGTAAATTAGAATGCCCGGATGGTGAAACAGAGTGCTGCATCTGCTGTACGAAACAGGATTCTTGCCAGTACAGATGTGATGATATGGACAGTTATGAATATGCGGAGGAGTGCGAAGAATATATCGCAGAGGGAGAAAATAATGAATAAATATTTTGCATTAGTTTTAGGCATTGCAAATGCTGGATGCATTGTTGTGAATATAATCAATCAGAAGTGGGATGTTATGACACTTAATATTATAGCATGCGTGTTATGCTTTGGTAATTTTATGGCGAGCGATTGAAAGGAGAGACGAAAAAATGGGAAGACTGATTGATGCAGACGAATTAATTAAATACATCAAAATTTGGGAAATTGGCACAAGTATTAGTTCTGATCAGAAAGAGTTTATCGATTGTGTCAATGAACAGCCGACAGCTTTTAATTCGGATAAGGTTGTGAAGCAGTTGAAAGATTTAAAGGCGATGTATTGGTTTTCAATAGCAAACACAGGAGATAAAAAGCTAGATGTTGCTTATGAAAATGTAAGAAATGCATTGGACAGGGCAATAGAAATTGTAAAGGAGAATGGAGTTGAATGAGAGAAATTCTTTTCAAGGCAAAGCGAAAAGATGGTGGAAAATGGATTGAGGGATATTATCAGAAAAGATATGACCTTTTAGGCAAAGAAGAACATTTAATCTTCCACGCTGATAGTTATAAAATGTGGGAATATGCGGAAATTGTTCCTGAAACCCTCTGCCAGTTCACAGGACTTTGCGACAAGAACGGGAAGAAAATTTGGGAAAATGACATTTTGATGGCGCACTTGGACGAATTCTACCCAGAGGATGTGACATATGAAACTGTTGAATGGGGTGTTGCAGGATGGATAACACATGAAGCTGGTAGCATAGACAGACAGTATCTTGATGAGTTTGGCACGGAACATTTTGAAGTGGTTGGGAACATTTTTGACAATAAAGAATTATTACAGGAGGAACATAAATGAGTAGTGCAAGCGTAAGATTCGGAACAAAAGCGTATGTATGCGCAAGATATTTTCTTAGACCTGGCAAATGTTTCAAATACATCGACCAGTGCGGCAAGGATGTCACAGAACACGTCTATGAGGTCATGGCATTATATCCGTACTGCGTCCTGTTAAGAGATACCAGAAACGGAGTCAGGACTTGCCCGGGATATAATACTTTGAGCCTGATGCTGAGAGGAAGTGAAGCGTATGAGTAAATCAGTATTAGTGATTGACACACCAGAGAACTGTTTAGACTGCCAATTCTGTTATGAATTAGATGAAGGTGTTGAAGCACGATGTTCAATCTCGGATGACAATAAAGGTGCAAGCCTTATGAAGAAAATTGATTGTGAATATGGATATTGTCAAGGTAAGCCTGATTGGTGCCCACTTATGGACTTGCCAGAAAAAGATAATGGAGATTATTCGGCTAATACATTTGATGCTAGCTTTGTGGAGGGTTGGAACCAGTGTATTGATGAGATCACAGGAGAGGTGAAATAGATGATTGATCTAGTGAATAAATGTGTATTAATCAGAACACATGAAGAGTATGAAAATATTCTGAAAGCAGCAAAGAAACAAGGATATAGATGGTACGGCGGAAAAGAAGCGTATCCATATCCATTTGAAGAACAGCAGATCCCGGATATATTAAAATTCTATGGCAATAAAGAACTAACAAGAAATGCCAGCCTTACACTGAGATATGACCTTACACTGGGATATGAATTAGTAGAAGCATCAGACGTAATTGAAAATGAGAAGAAGATCAAAGATGCTATAAACCTTGTCAGAACATTCGCTAAATACCCAGACAGAACAGCATTGACGGACTCGTTTATTAAGTCCTTAAAGTTACTTGCAGATACTGTAGAAAGTCAGATGGAAGAGGTGAAGTAGATGGAGAGATTAACACTTGATGAAGCAAAAAAGTATTTGTAAGACCTTTCGAGAAAGGGAGAGAACGTGGAAAAGTAGCACCAAAACAGCATGTTTATACGATTTGAGAGGAGTGATAACTATGCCAGATAAACCTACACCAGACATAACGCCAAACCTTGCTATATCAGCATACCACGTATTACAACAATATTGCACTGGACAGCCAGCGGATTGCAAAGGCTGCGGATTCTACGAACACTGTCCAGAATGTTTTCGAGGCATGCCATGTGACTGGAACTTGAACGAAGAAGGTGAAATAAATGAAGCTGAGAAAGGCAACACTGATTGACTACGGAGTGCCGCCGGATGATATACCGACATTACAAAGCCATTTACGGAATCTTAGTGAAAGCGATAAATACAATCTGCTACAGGTATCTATCAAATATGCACCCGGCATCGAATCGCAAATCTATGACAGCATCGTCAACAGTATCGGCTATCGAACAATGGAGAAGATCAGGGCGGTTCCTGCAACAGAGAATGACTTTTATGGCTACAAACGCAAGGTCATGGCGGAATATTATCATTTAGCCAAATTGATTGGCAGACTTTAAAAACTTAAAAATTTATAAAAGTGGTAGAGAGCTACGTGCGCCCTAGTATGGTATTATAGTATATATAACTATAACTATGCTAGGGCGTTTTAATTCAGAAAGGATATGATTGGATGTTAATAGGATGGCAAACGAGGAAAATTTAAAACCTTTTAAACCTGGTCGAAGCAGTGAGGAAGCAGTGAAAAACGGTCAAAAAGGCGGCATTGCTTCTGGTCAGTCTCGTCGTCAAAAGAAAACCCTTTCTGAATTAGCAAAAATGATAGCTGAGAACCCTGCTCCGACTGCTGCAAAGAAGAAACTCACAAATATGGGAATATCTGATGAGGACGCAAATAATAACGCCTGCATTGTAGCCGCTGTATATGATAAAGCTATCAAAGGAAATATGCAGGCAGTAGACAAATGGGAGCAGTTGGTAGCTGTATCAAAATCAGACGAAAGCAAATATGAACTTCCTGCCAGAGTACTTGGCAAGGCATTCGTGGATATTAACCGGCAAATCAAGCCTAATATCGAATATGTATTCGAGGGTGGTCGAGGTGGTCTAAAATCTTCATTCGTAGCTTTTAAGATTGTTGAGCTTATCAAGAATAATCCTCAGATGCACGCCTGCATTACAAGACAGGTGGCCGGTACTCTGAAAGATTCTGTATATGCTAACATGAAATGGGCTATCAACGAACTGGGACTGATGGAAGAATTTGAATGTAAGGTGTCGCCACTTGAGATCAGGTATATTAAGACGGGACAGACAATATACTTCCGTGGTCTGGACGATGAAACCAAACTGAAATCCATTAAGCCGGAGTTTGGCTACATTGGAATCCTCTGGAAAGAGGAAAAAGATCAAATGAAGGGAGATGCCCAGGAACGTTCTGTTAATCAGTCAGTGCTTCGTGGTGGCGATGAGTCCTATGATTTTTCATCATATAACCCACCAAAATCAAAATCAAACTGGGTAAACAGGATTAAGCTCATACCTAACCCGAAAAGAGTTATTCATCATTCGAGTTATCTGGAAGCCCCGGCGGAGTGGCTCGGACAGAAGTTTATTGACGATGCAGCACATCTGAAAGAAATCAACCCAGAAGCCTATGAGCATGAGTACCTAGGTGTCCCAAATGGCGACGGTGGAAATGTATTTGAATATCTGGAGATTAGAGATATTACAGATGAAGAAATCAGCCGCATGGACCGTATTTTCCCTGGCGTAGATTATGGATGGTACCCGGATGCCTTCTGCTATCTCCGAACTTATTACGATTCTGCCAGAGAGAAGATATATCTAATTGACGAGCTATATGTAAATAAATGGAGCAACTCCAAGACCGCTGATTGGATCAAGAAAAAAGGCTATGATGATTACACAATGATATGCGATTCTGCGGAGCCTAAATCTGTGAACGACTTCCGGGACGCCGGACTTCCTGCTAGAGGAGCAATCAAAGGGCCGGGAAGTATCGAGTATGGTTTTAAATTCTTGCAAACAAAGACCATAGTCATTGACCCGAAGCGAACACCGAACGCATATAAAGAAATCACAGAATATGAGTACGATCGGGACAAAGAGGGAAATGTAATAAGTGGTTATCCTGACGGAAACGATCATGCAATCTCGGCACTTAGATATGCTTATGAACCGTTGTTTAACAGAAGGGGGTACAGTGCGTAATGAGAGATAATAAGCTCTTTGATAGAGTAAAAATAGCATACAGATTTATCAGATATGGAAAAGGCTGCGCACGCATCATGGAATGCGGTAAGTGCGGAAGCGTGATAATTGTTCCGATATCCGAAGAGCCATTAGAGGATAAACTAATCAATGATAAAATGCACGTAGACCAGGTGTGGAGCGAATATGTTCAGTGTTGTAAGTGCGGAGCTGTCTGTAAAGAAATCCAGCTATGGAACTTTGCAGGAGATCCGTTAGGCATTGATAAGGATTTGACTGTAAAAAAGGTGACTAAATGGGACTTATAACAACACTAAAAAGGTGGTTTAACATGATATTCAAAAAACAAGCTGAAGAGGATTTTAATATCCAGGCAGCAGAATTCCCGGAAATGGAATCGTTGATTAACCGGTGCGCGAACATCTATAGGGGTGTACCGGAATGGTTAGATGATAAGAACAATATCAAGACGATCAATTTTGCTAAATCTGTCTGCTCAGAGACAGCCCGGCTCGCAACGCTGGCGATCGGCATTCAGATAGACGGTTCTGCAAGAGCTACATGGCTTCAGGAACAGATTGACAAGGTATATTTCCAAATACGTCACTGGGTGGAATATAGCTGTGCTTATGGAACGGTATTCATTAAGCCAAATGGAGAAGGACTTGATGTATTTACACCGGCAGATGTGATGATTGTGGATTATGACAATCAGGAGATCAAAGGGATTATATTTAAGGATTCTTATACGGTTGGACGGAAATACTACACGCGGCTTGAATATCATAGATTTGTTGAGACCACCGTGGATGGTACGACAACCTATCCGTACTACGTTTCCAATAGAGCCTATGTATCAAAATCTCCTCAGTCAATCGGTGATAAGATTGACCTTAAACAGACCAAATGGGCTGACCTTATGGCAGACACGCCACCAATACTCAAGGCGAACGGGGAGAAGCTGGACGGACCTCTGTATGGAGTGCTGCGGACACCGCAGGCGAACAATGTAGATATCAGTACACCACTTGGCTTACCGATATTTGCAGAAGCCATCGAAGAGTTAAAAGACCTTGACATTGCATACAGCAGAAACGCCGGAGAGATTTTTGATTCGCAGAAGATTGTTCTGGCAGATGATAGACTGCTGATGCCAAGCGGTGCACCTGTGTCAGCCATGTCGCCACAGGGTATGGAAAACAGACGGAATGAGATGAGGTTACCGCACTTTGTTAAGAATGTATTCGGACAGGACGAGAAAGAGTTTTACCAAGAAATCAATCCGCAACTCAACACAGATACCCGTATAAGCGGTATAAATGCCATTTTAAGCCAGTTAGGGTACAAAATTGGATTCTCTAACGGGTATTTTGTTTTCAACGAATCTAGCGGCATTCAGACGGCTACGGGAGTGGAAGCGGAACAGCAGAGGACGGTACAGTTTATCAAAGACGTTCGAGACAAACTGGAATCTTGCTTAGATCAAGTAATCTACGCACTGAACGTTTATGCTGACCTGTACGGACTTGCACCCGTCGGAGCTTATGAAGTCAATTATGATTTTGGAGACATTCTCTATGTCAGAGAAAACGACCGCGCAAGATGGTGGCAGTATGTGACTACTGGCAAGGTTCCAGCATGGTTGTATTTTGTGAAATTCGAGGGAATGACTGAGGAAGAAGCGAAAGCAATGGTCAAAGAAGCTCAGCCAGACGAACCAACATTATTTGGAGAGGAGTAAAAAGATGGCAGATAAACCAGTAACAAGGGAAGAAAAATATCTCGCATATCTGACAGGTGATTACAAGGGAGAACTCCCGAAGCCGATCACGCGAAAAGAGAAGTATTTATACGAATTATGTTTGAAAGGAATGGGCGGGGAAATTTCGCCGGAAGAAATCAAGAATGCAGTGAATGAGTACCTTGAAAAGAATCCAGTCAAGCCCGGAGCCACCACAGAACAGGCCGCACAGATCGAACAGAATAAGACGGATATTGGTTCGCTAAAGGAAGATTTAGGCGATATAGAATCAAAATTTGAGATTAAAACCGAAGCTTTTGTTAATAGATGTTCAATTATTAGAAATAATACACCTAACAATTTTATAGGAAATCAAGTAACGGGCGTAAAACAATATTTTGATTTTGGTGAAAATGCAACACTAACAAAAATAAAGATGACTATTAAAGCATCTAATGACGACACTGTCGTTTTAGAAATCGCCACTCTTAATAACGATATTATAGCAACAGCAGAAAAGGCGGTTACAACAGAATATACAGATGTTGTGTTTGATTTAGAGAAAATTGTTATTAAAGAACCTATTTCAGTATTTGTATATACAAAAGGAACCAATTTACTGTCATATGGTTTATATGGAACGCCATATGACGATCCATCATTTTCGTATATTTTTCCTGATGGCACAAGAAAAACAGCATTTAAGTTTGGTACATCAGAAATAATAAAACCCGCAACTTCAGATAATAAGCAATGCTTAGTTTTGTTCTTTGATTATACATCTAAAATCATAAAGGATATCTCTGATTCCATTTCACAAAATATTGACACAACTTTGCTGAAAAGTGGAAAAGCCGCAGACGCTAAAGTAGTTGGAGATAAATTAAGTAAACTAGAAGAAGATATAAATTTTAATAATGCACATACAATTTTTGTTTCAGCAAGTGGTTCAGACGAAACGGGAGACGGGACAGAAGAAAATCCATTTGCAACAATATTTCATGCTAATGAAGTTATTACCGATAATTCAGAAACTAACAGATACAAAATAATTGTAAAGCAAGGAACATATACAGACTTGCAAGAAAAGTATGCCGGGATTGATGGAACTTATTATTAAGGTGTCATTTGTAAATCATATGTTACTTACGAGAGTGAAGATATTACGAGACCTGATTTATGCGTTCTAAAGTGGGATGGTTCCGTAGGATACACAAAACCAGTAACTGATGCAAATTGTGTTAATAAGTGCTTGTTTCATATCAAAGATAATTCGCAAGGAGTTTACATAAAAGGATTTACTTTTGTATCTAAAAATACGAGATATTGTATGCACGTTGAAACCGTCGGCTCTACAAAGGCATGTGATTGGCATTTTGAAAATTGTGTATTTGAATGGGGTGGTAGACCAGACACAACAGATGACGGAACGGTTGCGACATCTTGTATAGGTACAGGATGGTCTCTTATGGAATATGGCGAATTTATAAATTGCGTTATTAAGTGTACAAATACAAATCATGCAAATCACATGGTTTTTCAAACGCATGGAAATGTAGATACTGGATTCTCGTCAATCAAAAGAGGCGAGCATATTAAATTTATAAATTGTTATTTTTCTATTGCTGATGGTTCGGATTATGCACATATTGATTTGAGAAACACAAAAGCCAATCCTACTATCCCATCTTTTATTGAATTTATAAATTGTGCAGGAATCAAATTGTACGTTCCATCCGTTGATTATAGAAAGAATTTTGTGTGTACGGAACAGCGCACATGAGGCTTTAGTTAACCAGTAAAAATCAAAACATGTACCACAACATTTATCGAAAGAGGTGATATACTATGCTTAGTCCAGAATATTTACGGCAAATTGCAGAGGGCAGTGAACAAATAGCAGAAGAACTGCATCAGTATATCATCTCTGAAATCGTATCGAGAATGATGGCAAGAATCGGCAGAGGTGAGGACTACATTCTGACCAATGCTGATGCGTGGAGAATCAGAACATTACAAGAATCTGGTGAACTGCTAGAGGACATTCTGGCAGAATTATCCAGATATACCAAACGCGAACAACGGGAGCTTCTTGAAGCATTTGAAGATGCCGGAATCACTGCGATGAACTACGATGACAAGGTATACAAGGCGGCGGGATTAAGTCCTGTACCACTCAAGCAGTCTCCGGCTATGATAAGGCTCATGGAACGGAATATGCTTGCGACCATGGGCGAATGGAAGAATTTCACACGAACAACCGCAAGTGCCGCTCAGAGGCTCTATATTGAGCAATGCGACCTTGCATATAATCATGTGATGACTGGGGCAGTTGGGTATACGCAAGCCATCAAAGAGGCGGTTAATAACGTTGTGTCAGATGGCGTTACCGTCACATATCCATCTGGTAGAAAAGACACGATTGAAACAGCAGTAGCACGTTCTGTCAGAACTGGTGTGGCTCAGGCTACGGGAGATATATCCCTAAAACGCATGGAAGAAATGGACTGGGATTTGGTTCTGGTCAGTGCGCACATAGGAGCCAGGACAGGTGACGGCGGTGAGAATCTGGGCAATCACTCATGGTGGCAAGGCAAGATATACTCTCGTTCTGGTAAGAGTAAGAAATTTCTACCATTCTCATTGACTGGATATGGAACGGCAAGCGGACTGTCAGGAGTCAACTGTCGGCATAGTTTTGGAGCCAGTGATGGGGAATTTAATCCTTATGCAGAACTATCGGCACAGGACAAAGCTGACAAAGGCAAACAGTACGAAAAAGAACAGCGACAACGTACTTATGAACGGAGAATCCGAAAAACAAAGCGTGAAGTCCTCGGAATGCAAGCGGCGGTTGATAACTGTAAGGACGAACAGACAAGATTCGCACTCCAGCAAGACCTTGGCCGGAAATCTTATCTTCTCCAAAAGCAAAATGCTGCATACAAAGATTACTGCAAGCAGAATGACCTGAGGGAACTGCAAGACCGGCTCATGATAGCGAAGTGGAACCGCCAGAACGCCGCTAAAGCCAGAGGAGCGGCGAAGAGATATAAAACAGCAAAGGGGATTGACTGATGGATAGATGGGAGTATTTTAATCCTAATCCTGTTAAGGGCAAGAGAACAGGAGATTGCGTTGTCCGGGCAATATGCAAGGCAACCGGTTTCGACTGGGAAACAGTATTCACCGGATTAATGATACAGGCGTGTGCTCTGTCAGATATGCCAAGTGCAAATTATGTCTGGGGAGCGTACCTCTATAAACGTGGGTACAGACGCAAACTGATTGAACAATCAGAGCGATATATCTATACAGTCAACGACTTTTGTACAGACCATCCGACAGGCACATATATTCTCTGCATAGATGGTCATGTAGTGACGGTACAAGATGGCAAATATTTCGATACATGGGATAGTGGAAATGAAGTCCCGGTATATTACTGGGAAAAGGAGTAGCTAAATGAGCATATCAGAATTTGTACAGATTTTCCTCTCTATCTGCGGAGGGGTGTCCATTGTCGGAGGGGCGGCAGCTGTAATCTTTAAGTGGATTGCTCCGGCATTCCGACTTAATAAGCGGGTAGAGACACTGGAAGAACATGATAGGCGAGATTATGAAAGTCTTCGGAGAATCGCAGAGCGAGATTCATTAATCCTGGAAGTGTTATCAACCATGTTGGACAGTCAGATCAGTGGGAATAACGTCGAGGAATTAAAAAAAACAAAACAGAAACTTACAAATTATCTTGCGCAGAATCAACGTTAGCATTAGTAAGGGGTATGCTCATGAAATTATATGTGTTCACAAAGAAAGATATAGACAGGTTCTTGACAGAGTGCAATTTTACACCGGATGAAGAAAGATTGTTCCGGCTGAGATGCAAGGAACACACTCTCGAATACTGTGCTGAACAGATGAATGTGAGTATATCCACGGCGAAACGGTTAAGCCGCCGGGTAAACAATAAAATAATCAAAGTGTGTTAAGACGACAATAAAAGCCCCGGGATTATCTCTCAGGGGCTTATTTTGCGTCTTTCCACTATGGAACTATTAAAAATAATTCATTACCAGTTTGATTTTACATTCAGTTACATTCGTAACTGTTATCTGAATAATAACACAAATCAAAGGAAAAAGCAAGGATTGTTTAAATTATCACAATCTGCAAATACTTTCATTCCTCGGTCTAAATATTTCACCGGAATGTCATTAAATCTTCGTTTTCCATTTTTGATCACGTAGTCCTTGTGAATTGTGTAAACAGTTCCGGGTACCTTAATTGTAGACGGTGCATACGCGCACATATCAAGCGCCATTTCCTGTGCCGGCAGAATATCGACAACCTGCACGTCGTCAATTCTTATCAAGTCCTCATGCCGTCCCAGACTTGGGAATGTCCGGGGATTTAAGATTTTCCTGTAAATTACGTCAACTTCTTCCTGGTTATCCGGCATAATATGCAGCCGCAGGTCCAGATCAGAGGCAAACGCTTCATAAATTAGTGTATTAACCCATCCTACAAACGAATCCCCAGATTTCACCCGGACTGGGAACCGCTGCTTAAATTCTTCTGTTTCTGACCCTGCAACAGCACCGCCGCGCCACCTCATGCAAATTTCCGGCTTGTTCATGACTCCATTGCCGGATACGGATATCTTCATATCATGCCAACTGTCCCACCTGCAAAGAAAATGGACCATCCCGGCAATTGTAGAAAAAGGCGGAAGTGGGTATGTTTCGCCCCGCTTGCCATTCCATCCCGGTATTGAAAACCGGGCGGTATCCATATGCCCTTGTATCATTACTGCTTTCATGCGTTCATTTCCTTGTCTGCTCGGAATCCTTCAAGAATATTATTGTACAGACTTTCTGGTATTTCTTCATCCATCAGTGGCTGTCTTTCTTCAAGTTCTGAGTCGAGACTTGCGTCGATGTCTGTAAGCGCCTGCTCTCTGCCGAATCCCATTGCTACAACTTCATTCAATAAATCAATTGTTTTCTTCATTTCTTTTTTCCTCCTGTTAATCAATCCCAATAACCTTAACCCGGGTCTGCAAAATATCCTCCGCAGATTCCAGAATCTCGAAGTCAACAATAAATTCCTCGTCGTCCTGATATACTGCAATCGCCCCGGATTCTAATAATTCTTCGCCGTCCCCGTTTCCGTCCCAGAGTTGGCCGAAATAATAGGTCTTGCCAGTTTCAATTGTGTCGTTATTTCCTAACACGTAGGATAATGTATTTAATTTCATGCTGTTTTCCTCCTTGACTTGTAAGTTTTCAGCAGCTTTATTTTGAATCTTCCAAGACAGCTCGCTCTAACAGCTGTCTCACATAATCCGGACATTTGCTTTTTCCGGATTCCCAGTTTTCAATTGTTCTTTTAGGAATTTTGTATTTATCGGAAAAAGCCCGTTGGCTTAATCCAGTAAAATTTCGCAATTCTTTAATTGTCATATACAATCCTTTCTTTGACTGGCCTTATATTTTTCTCGCTCGTCAAGATATTTCTTTAGATTTCTCCTGTATCCGCGGCGAAGATCTGCCTCACATTGATTGATCTGCAATTGCTTTTTCCGGCAATAGTCAGAACAAAGATCTGATGATATACTGGACCGGAACTTTTGCAAACAATATTCATAATATTTGATAAGTTGTATTTTTCCATTTTGCATTCCTCCATTCTTTTTATGCAACCATAATTTTATCAATTACTGTTGTAAGGATTTTTTCAGCATAAGGAGCGGTTTTCATGCCCCATTTGTTTTCAACAAGATCATAATATAATTTGCAGTACCCGGTCAAAATGTTCTGCATAATATATTTTCTTTTAAAACGGTTCCAATTATCAACACAAATCCCGTTTACGGTAAAACAAAAAGCTGCATTTGTATCAGATTCTACAACGTCGAGATACTTTACATAATCAATGTAAATGCGACGCTTTACGTCTTTTTCCCAAACTTTAAAACCGAGACGAATGAGTTTTTCTTCAATAGTCTCTTCTATATGCTTTGCCTCCTCCCATGCTTTCTTAAGACCAGAGGAAATTGTCATTGCAGATTTCTTAACCAGTTCCCATGCTCTTTTCATAATGTTTGATAAGTTGTATTTCTTCATTTTACTTTCCTCCGTTCCTTTGATGACTATATAATACCACCAATTTGGTGGTATGTCAATACTTTTTCGATACTTTTTTGAACTTTTTAGATTGATACATCTATGCAAAAATATAATCAGAAAGGCGGTGCATAAGATGGCATTATATAACAATCCTTATCAATATAGTTTTGGCGTTCCGGGACAGATGAATCAGTTCCAGCAACAGCCTGTCCAGATGCCAGCTCAACCAGTACAGCAACCTCAACAGAATAACAATGGTATCCTGTGGGTGTCTGGCGAAGTCGGCGCAAAATCCTATCTGGTAGCACCCGGGACAAGTGTTTTACTGATGGACAGTGAAAGTGAAAAGTTCTACATAAAATCCACAGACGTTTCCGGTATGCCACAGCCATTACGGACGTTTGAGTATCATGAAGTAGGCACTCAGATGCCGCCTAAACAGCCTGTTCAGAACATGGACAGTAAATACGTCACCAGACAGGAATATGACGATTTAAAGGGCAAATACGAAGCTATCATAAACCGATTAAATTCTTTTTCTGAACCTGTTAGGGCTAATACCGTGCAGGAATCAGCAATCAAGGGAGGAAACGCAGATGAGTAATCCATTATTTAACGCCCTCGGTGGTGGGATGCCGCAGGGAAACGGGCCAATGCAGATGATACAGCAGTTTATGCAGTTTAAGCAGAATTTCAAGGGAGACCCGAAGGAAGAAGTCCAGAAGATGTTACAGTCTGGAAAGATTTCCCAGCAGCAACTTAATCAGGTCCAGCAGATGGCAGGACAGTTTCAACACATGTTGAAAGGAATAAAATAGTACATTACAATCTGGCCAGATTGATGTAAATACACAAAAAGGAGATTATATTATGGATGGAAATTATAGCTTAGCAGATATTGCCGCCGCTACTGGAAACGGTAGAAATAATGACGGCATGTTTGGCGGAGATGGCGCATGGTGGCTTATCGTGCTTTTCTTGTTCGCATTCTGCGGATGGGGAAACAACGGCTGGGGAAATAATGGTAACGGCGGCGGATACGCAGCCACAGCAGCTACTCAGGCAGACATTCAGAGAGGATTCGATAACTCCGCAGTAATCAGCAAACTTGACGGAATCAATAGCGGACTCTGTGATGGTTTTTATGCTATGAATAACGGTATGCTTACCGGATTTAACGGAATCAACACGAACATCATGCAGACTGGATTTGGAATCCAGCAGGCAATCAATGCTGATACTGTAGCGAATATGCAGAACACCAACGCACTCCAGGCGCAGCTTGCGAACTGCTGTTGCGAAACCAGAGAAGCAATTCAGGGCGTAAACTACAATATGGCACAGAATACCTGCGCATTGCAGAATACGATGAACAGCAACACAAGAGACATTATTGACAGCCAGAATGCAGGAACAAGAGCAATTCTTGATTATCTTTGCAATGAAAAGATTTCTAACTTGCAGGCTGAGAACAATGACCTCAGACGTGCCGCTTCTCAGGATCGCCAGAGCGCATTGCTCACAACTGCAATGGCTTCACAGACACAGCAGCTTATTAATGCAATCAATCCGGCGCCGATTCCGGCATATCAGGTTCCTAACCCGAACACATATTACGGATGTGGATGCGGATGCAACACCGGATGCAATTGCTGATAACTTCATATCGAGAGTATCTTTCGATTGATTCGAATGTCGGCTTATGCCGTATTACACAGAGGGGCAGGCTGAGACCTGTCCTTTTGTGATATGAAAGGGGTAAAAATTATGGCAGAATTTACGAATGTAGCTGTTCAGACTGTAGCAGCAAATGGAAATGTAGTATTTTCAAACACAGCAGTTAAAGGTTCTAACTGCATTCAGCACAGAGAGGGAAGCGGAATCATCACTCTGAGAGGACTGACTAATCAGTGTAAAGCGAGATTCTTCGTGGATTTTTCTGGCAATATCGCAATTCCAACAGGCGGTACTGTCGGAGCTATTTCTCTGGCTATTGCAATCTCTGGCGAACCTGTATTATCTTCACAGATGATTTCCACACCGGCAGCAGTAAATCAGTACAATAATGTGTCCGCAGGTATCTATATTGACGTTCCTTGCGGATGTTGCGTTAATATTGCAGTAGAGAACACAAGCGATCAGGCAATTTCTGTTGCGAACGCAAATATTGTCGTGACCAGAGAAGCGTAGGAGGTGTGATTATGAGAGATATTAAAGACTTATGCACAAGAATCGAAGATGAACTGTCCAAAATTGCTGACAGTGGACTAACCACCGGAAATCTGGAAATGACATACAAGTTGATTGATATGTATAAAGATATCAAGAATACGCAGTACTGGGACAAGAAAGCGGAGTATTACAACGCTGTCCTTGATGAGATGCGTGGCGGATACAATGACGATTACAGCGAGCGCGGAAGAAAGCGCGACAGCATGGGGAGATACAGTTCAAATGACGGCAGAATGATGCCGGATTACGACCGTGGCAGTTCTTATGCCAGACGCGGTGAGCATTATGTTAGAGGGCATTACAGCTGTTCTGACGGACGAGACGCTTACGATGACTACATGACACAGAAACAGAGCTATCGTTCCGGCAAATCTGAGGATTGCAAGAGAAAGATGCTTGCTGCATTGGAAGAACATCTGGACGAGCTTACTACAGAAATGAGCGATATGTCTAAGGACGCAGAGTGCCGGGAAGAACGTGATCTTGTCAAGAGATACGTGGAAAAACTCCGCGATATGCTCTAAAAACGTAAAAGTGGTAGAGAGGTAGTTGAAAGAAATCTGTTATAATGTAATTGTGCAGCAGGAAGCACGAGCAAAACAGTTGTTTTAACATTTTCGTTTTAATCCTCCTTTCTTTTTTGTAGCTGGTGCGCACGCTTTAATGGAAAGTTAAACAGGTTCGAATCTTGTCGTGCGTATTTGTCATCTGGCACGCAAGATGGCTCGCCTCCTTGATTAAGATTTTTGTTATTTATATTTTTCTTTAAAAAAAAGAAATAAATATCCGAAACAACTCGTGGCAGGCATGACACGTTAAACACTTTGCTAACCCGGGAATCCGGGTTAATGGAAATATAGCTCTAGTGGTAGAGCAGTATCCGCATAGGATATTGGTTAGGGGTTCGATTCCCATTATTTCCTTACCTTGCCAGTGGTCTAACTGGCTTAATCCATTTACCTGCGGCGGCAGGTCAATAAACACGACCAGGAGGATGTTATGCAGAAACTTATTGACACATTAAAATCATTTGGAATCGAAATCCCGGAAGACAAACAGGCAGATGTAAAGAAAGCACTCTCTGAGCATTATAAGAATGCTAAAGAAGTAGCAAAAACCCTGTTGAAAGTCGAGGGAGAACGTGATAACTGGAAAGAACGTGCTGAGACAGCAGAGGAAACCTTAAAAAGTTTTGACGGTATCGACCCAGCAAACATTCAGACAGAGCTTGCTGGATGGAAGAAAAAAGCAGAGGATGCAGAGAAAGAGTTCAACGCAAAAATCTACGACAGAGATTTCTCAGATGCGCTCAAAGCGGCACTCGACGATGTTAAGTTTTCCAGCGAAGCGGCAAAGAAGTCTGTTATGGCAGACATTAAAGAAGCAGGCCTTAAGCTGAAAGACGGTAAAATCCTTGGACTGAATGACCTGATTGAACAGATGAAACAGTCTGACGCATCCGCTTTCGTGAATGAATCGCAGCAGCAGGCTCAGCAGAATCAGGCAAGATTTACCACTCGCGTTGGACAGCAGCAGACACCGGGAGGTATGACTAAAAAAGATATCGAAGCAATCAAAGACCCATCCGAGAGACAGGCCGCAATTGCTCAGAACATCCAGCTATTCCAGTGATTTTTTTACACCGACTATACGCCAGAGTATAGCCGCTAACCCAATACCTTAACAATTATGGGTAGAAAGGATTTTTTATATGGCAGCAAAAGCTAATCTTATTATGACAAATGATATCCAGGTCACAGCACGTGAGATTGACTTTGTTACCAGATTCGAAAGAAACTGGCAGCACTTACGTGACATTTTGGATATCATGAGACCTATCAAAAAACAGCCGGGTGCTGTACTCAAATCCAAATATGCAGAGGGTACTTTGCAGAGTGGAAAAGTGGCAGAGGGTGAGGAAATCCCTTACAGCAAATTCGTTGTAAAAGAAAAACCCTATGCGGAAATGACTATTGAGAAGTACGCAAAGGCTGTATCTATCGAAGCAATCAAGGACCATGGTTATGAGAACGCTGTTCAGATGACTGACGACGAATTCCTTTTCCAGCTTCAGACTGATGTTACCGGCAGATTCTATGACTATCTGAAAACCGGCACACTTACTTCCACAGAAACAACATTCCAGATGGCTCTGGCAATGGCTAAAGGCCGTGTAGAGAACAAATTCAAGCAGATGCACAGAAATGTGACTGGTGTTGTTGGATTTGTCAACATTCTGGACGTATATGAATACCTTGGAGCAGCTGAGATTTCTATTCAGAATCAGTTCGGATTCCAGTACATGAAAGACTTTATGGGATTTAATACAATCTTCTTACTGTCTGACAGTGAGATTCCAAGAGGACAGGTTATCGCTACCCCTGTTGAGAACATCGTACTTTACTATGTTGACCCGAACGAATCTGACTTTGCAAGAGCAGGACTTGTATATACTGTATCTGGTGAGACAAATTTGATCGGATTCCACACTCAGGGCAACTACCACACAGCAGTGTCTGAAGCGTTTGCGGTTATGGGACTTACTCTTTTTGCGGAGTACATTGACGCAATCGCAGTAATTACCATCGACGAGACACCAACACTTGGCACTTTGACAGTAAATTCCGTGGCAGGAGCAGCAACTGGTGACACAAAAATCACTGTAAATCCGGCTAAGGAAAATACTGGCAATGTGTATAAATACAAAGTTGCAGCAGATGCAGTAACTGTTGGTTATGGACAGAACCTCAGAAACTGGACCACATGGGACGGAAAAGCTGATATTAAGGCAACAACCGGACAGAAGATCACAGTGGTTGAGTGTGATGGAACATACAAAGCACTGAATGCCGGAAGTACAAGCGTAACAGCAAAATCATAAACGCAGGAGGTAACTGGCATGGCTTATGCAGATTATAAATTCTATACAGAATCATTCGGTAATGTCGTGCCAGAAACCGACTTCCCGCGACTGGCAGAAAGAGCCAGTGATTTTGTGGATACAATGACGTTTGACAGGTTGGTGGACGGACTACCGGAAAATGAACGCTCTCAGAAGCGTATCAAAAAGGCAGTCTGTTCATTGGCCGAATTAATGTATCAGATTGAGCTTGCTGAGAAGAATGCAATCAATCAGGCGTCAGCAAGTGCGACCGACACAAATACCGGTGGCAAGTCAACAGGCATTGTAACATCTGTGTCATCTGGCAGTGAATCCATCTCTTACGCAACACCGCAGCAGATCGGAGCGAGCGCAAAGGAATGGAGTGCGGTATATGCCGCCGCTGGAGATGTACAGAAAACGAACGACTTACTTTTAAAGACAGCATTGCCGCTTCTGATGGGAGTAAGGACGGATGATGGAATGCCAGTATTGTATGCAGGAGTGTAATTAGTATGAATAAAATAATGTGCTTTTTAACTGGCGGGCATAAATTCAAAAGTCCTGCCAAATCAAAATGTAATGACAAAGAAAAGACTTGCACCATTACGGAAACTTGCTGTAAATGTGGAAAACAGTTTTCATTTACAGGTACATACAAACAGTTTGGTATTCCAGATGTGAGGTGAAAATTATGGATATTTCAACATTAGGCTCGTGTATAGCAATCGTTATGATCTGCTACATCGTGGGAATGGGCTGCAAAGCATCAAAAAAAATCCCTGATGAATGGATTCCGGTGATCATGGCGATTATTGGTGGAATTCTCGGAGCAGTCGGAATGGGAGTTATCCCAGATTTCCCGGCAACGGATTATATCACAGCAGTTGCAGTCGGCATGTTTAACGGATTGTCGGCTACTGGCGTGAATCAGGTTATTAAGCAGACAGTGCAGAAAGAATAATTAAGGAGAGGGTATCATGTACGAAAAAACGGTGACGATTTTTGACTATTACGAATCAGCCACGACAGGAGATGCGTACTGGTATCCTCATGTTTTATCCGGCGTTGACCTCATTACCGACAAAGGAGCAATCCTTAAAAAGTACGGACCAGACGCAACTGACAACGCACAGTTACACGTTCAATACACTATCCAGAACGGCGATGTAACCATTGCTGACAAGGATGGCAAGATTCTCCCATGGGTGCCCCCTAAAGAGTGGAAAAGACAGATTAACAACGCTCTGGAAGATACTATCACATTCTCGGACGAATCATTCTTTTGGGAGGGTGAGTGGACTGGCAGAACGGTATCTGATGGTGATTATCGGAATGGATTCTACCAGTACATGAATGAGAACAAGGATAACGTGTTTAAGATTACCAGTGTAGGCGGTCCGTATACACTGATTCCACATTTTGAGATTCTGGGTAAGTAATATGAGTAAAATTCATCATTTCAAAGGTTTCTCCGTAGTCGATGGAGATATGAAAATAAAGCTGAATATGGACAGGTTCTCCAGACAGTACCAAGAAGCTCAGTATCTCCTTGATGGGATGGTCATGGACAGTATGGTGCCGTTTATGCCGATGATTACAGGGGACTTTATCAATCGAACAAGAGTTGAGAGTGCATCCCTACAAGGAACTGGGAAAGTATGTGCAGCGGCGGCTCCTTATGGACGTTTTCTGTATGAAGGAAAAGGAATGGTCGACGAAGCAACCGGAAGTCCCTACGCAAGACGTGGAGCAAAGAAAGTCCTTGTCAGTCAGTTTTCTGGTCAGACAGCCGCAAAAGAAAATCTTGAATACACCAAACAGGCTCACCCACGGGCACAAGCAAAGTGGTTCGATGCTGCTAAACGACAATACGGCAGCACATGGATTCGCAAAGTAAAAGCACAGGCAGGAGGTGGTAGACATGGCGGATAAGCCTATCGGAAAAGATGCAACCGGATACGAGATTCTGACAGATGCCATGAAAGCACTTTTGAACCAGTATCCGGGACTATACGAAAATGAAACAATCAAATTTGAGGAACTTGGCAAGGAATCAGGAATTGCGTTCTCGGCAGATAATGGAGCTTTGATCTATTCAGAAAAAGAAGATGTTTGCGGAACAATGCATCAGGTATGCCAGTATCCATTTTATGTGGTATATCGAACAGCATCCGACAAGGAGAGGCAGAAGTTATCTGTTCAGAAGTTCCTTGACAATCTTGGTAAATGGATATGTCGAGAACCAGTTGTCATAAACGGCTCTGAGACACGCTTAAATGCGTTTCCTGAGCTTTCGCAGGGGCGAGTGATAAAACGTATCACACGCGATAACTCTTATGGTTTAGAGCCACAGGAGAACGGCGTACAGGACTGGCTATTGCCATTGTCAGTACGCTACGAAAACACTTACGAAGTAATATAACAAGTAACAACCGGCTATCAATTGGAGATAGTCGCTAACCTACGCGGCCTTTTAAAAGTTATAGGCAGAAAGGACATTTCTATGGCAGTTACAGGCAAGATTGACCGTAAATATATGGCCCATTATATTGATGCAGGTTCCCTCTGTGGAGGACTGACACCGAAATATGAGCGTCTTGGAAAGGATCTGGAAGAGTATAACGTAGAACTCAATCCGGATACTGAAACCTCTAAAAACATTCTTGGAGAATCCACATTCAAACACAACGGCTATGAAGTTTCTTCTGACGCTGATCCGTTCTATGCAGATACTACTTCTGATCTGTTCACAGCATTACAGAAAATTGTAGATGGACGTCTCAAAGACGACAACCTCAAGACAAAAGCAGTTGAGGTCCATCTCTGGACTGAAGCTACAGCAGGCAAATATGAAGCATATCAGCAGGATTGTTATGTTGTGCCGACATCCTACGGCGGTGATACATCCGGCTATCAGATTCCATTTACCGTCAATTATACTGGCGAACGTGTAAAAGGAAAGTTTGATATCAGTTCCGGTACATTCACAGCCGACAGCGAATAATTTTTAGGAGGGTATAGAAAATGGCAAAAACAATTAACACAAACATTGATGATGGATTTCTTCTTTTCACATTTACAAATAAACAGGGTGAAGTGTTCTCTTCATTTAAACTGAACCCTACTGACATTAACATTGCGGCAAGAGCGGAAGAATTGGAAACTTTCTTTGAACAGGCTCAGGAATCTGTTAAAAATGTTTCTTCCAGTAAAGAGATGGCAGAGATTAATAAGCAGATCGAGGACAAAATCAATTATATGCTCGGATATGAAGCATCTAAAGATTTATTTAAAGAACCAATTACCGCAACGACTGTTTTTGAAAATGGTCAGGTGTTTGCCTATATCGTTCTGGACAAAATCAATGAAGCACTTGCTCCAGAAATTGAAAAGAGAAAGAAAAAAATGCAGGAAGTAGTCAATAAATATACGGAGAAGTATACAAAATGACCGCCTATGAGTTACCCACCTCACTAAATATCAGTGGGGTGGATTTTTCTATCAGAACGGATTTTCGAGTGATTATTGACATTCTCATAGCTATGAACGACCCAGAACTGGACGAGCAAGCGAAAGCGGTAGTTATGTTACAGATTCTGTTTGAGGACTGGCAGAGCATACCGGTTGAGTGTCTGGATGAGGCCTGTCAAAAGGCTTGTGAGTTCATCGACTGTGGTCAAGCTGACAATGATCCAAACAAACCGAAGCCCCGCTTAATGGACTGGGAACAGGACGGAGACATGATCGTCCCGGCGGTAAACAAGGTTGCCGGTAAAGAAATCAGAGCCGTACCGTATATGCACTGGTGGACGTTCTTCGGATATTTTATGGAATCCGGCGAGTGCCTGTTCAACACAGTTGTTGGAATTCGCTCAAAAAAGGCGAAAGGCGAACGGTTGGACAAATGGGAAAAGAAATTCTATCAGGAAAACAAGAACATCATTGATATAAAAACACGTCTCAGCGACGAAGAGCAAGCGTACAAGGATGCGCTGAATGAGATGTTGAACCTCAAATAGTTAGGAGGTGAATATATGGCTGCTGATGGCTCAGTCATTATTGATACCAGAATGGACACAACTGGTGTCCAAAATGGCGTATCAGCTATAAAACAGTCATTTAACGGACTTGGCAGCGTAGTAAAAAAAATAGGCGTACTGATTGGCGGAGCATTTGCAGTTGGTAAGTTAGCGCAGTTCGGAAAAGAGTGTGTGGAGCTTGGTTCCGACCTCGCAGAAGTTCAGAACGTGGTTGATGTTACATTTACAACCATGTCGGATAAGGTCAATGAATTTGCGAAGAATGCCATGACCTCAGCCGGACTGTCAGAGACAATGGCTAAACGGTATGTCGGAACGTTCGGAGCAATGTCCAAGTCATTCGGTTTCTCGGAAGCGCAGGCTTACGACATGTCAACGGCTCTGACACAGCTGACTGGTGATGTAGCATCATTCTATAACATCAGCCAGGACTTAGCTTATATTAAGCTGAAATCAGTGTTTACAGGCGAAACGGAAACGCTAAAAGATTTGGGTGTCGTTATGACGCAAAGTGCCCTCGACCAGTATGCACTTGCAAACGGTTACGGAAAAACCACATCTGAAATGACCGAGCAGGAGAAAGTGGCTCTCCGCTTGGCTTTTGTGCAGAAACAGTTGTCTGCCGCATCTGGTGACTTCATTCGTACTTCAGACAGCTGGGCAAACCAAGTCAGGGTGATGCAGTTACAGCTGCAATCTCTCAAGGCAACAGTCGGACAGGGATTGATTAATATTTTCACGCCTGTTCTGAAAATTATTAATATTTTACTGGGTAAACTGGCGACTCTGGCAAATGCCTTCAAGTCATTTACAGAGCTTATCACTGGCAAAAAATCTTCCGGTCAGACAGGCGCGAGTGGTGCAGGCCTTGCCGGAACAGATGCAATGGCTGACACAGCCGACCAATATGGAAATGCTGCCGACAATGCTGAAAAGTTGGCAGATGCGACAAATGATACAGCAGACGCAACCAAGAAAGCTACTAAGGCGGCAAAGGGATATCTTAGTCCTTTGGATGAAATAAATAATTACTCAACGGATAAAAGTACGGATTCATCGTTAAAAGCACCGAGCGCAACCGGCGGACTTGCGGATCAGATGAAAGATGCTGTGCAAAATGTTGATTACGGAAAGATGGCAGAGGGTGAGACAGTTCTTGATAAAATGTCAAAACCACTAAAAAAGATAATCGACAGATTTAAACAGCTGGCCAAGTTAATCGCAAAAGGATTCTGGGATGGATTAGGAGATTACGAGCCGATTTTTGACGGAATAAAAAAGGATCTCGATTCCATATGGAAATCTTTAAAGGATATCTTTACTGATTCAGAAGTTACTAAAGCAGCAAATAATTTTCTTGATTCATTTGCATATGCAATTGGACAAGTTGCTGGCTCATTCGCCAGAATCGGATTAACAATTGCGCAAAACATTATAGGCGGAATTGAAAAGTTTTTAAAGCAGAACACGCAAAGAATAAAGAACTATCTGATAGATATGTTCAATATCGGCTCTGAAATTGCACAAATAGGTGGAAATCTTGCAGTTGCTTTCGCTGATGTTTTTTCAGTTTTCGGCGGAGAAACTGCGCAACAGATCACAGCAGATTTAATCGGAATCTTTGCTGAAATCGGAATGGTTCTTACGGAAACGGCTGTAAAACTTGGCAGAGATATCCTTAACATGATTGCGCAGCCTTTTATCGACAACAAGGACATTTTGAAGTCAGCAATCGAGGGTAGCCTCGGAGTAATAGAAACCGTAACAAGTGGGGTCTTAACAGTTGTTCAAAACCTTAGTGATGCAATATCGAGGCTATACGATGAACATGTAAAACCGTTCTTTGATTCTATAGCAAATGGACTGTCAAGCATATTTGGAACCCTGATGACTGGCTATAACACATACATTCTTCCGGTATTACAAGGACTGGCAGAACAGTTCAAAGGGCTATTAGAGGGACCGTTAGGGGATGCGATTTTAAAGATAGAAACATTCCTCGGAAAACTCATTGATTCTCTGAAACTTCTGTGGGAGTCAGTGTTAGTGCCTTTGATTAACTGGATAATCGCAAATTTGCTTCCGGTTGTGGCAAAGATAATTGACGTTGTAGGAACCACAGCAATAAAAGTCTTGGAATCATTAATTAAAATTATTGGTGATGTAACAGACACGCTGAGCGGAATCATTGATTTTCTTGTCGGCGTTTTCACGGGAGACTGGGAACTGGCTTGGCAGGGAATAAAAGAGATTGCAGATGGAATATGGAATCTTATTAAAGACATTATAACTGGCGCATGGGACGTAATTAAAACTGTGACGAAAGGCGCACTTAAAATAATAAAGACCGTCATCAGCACTGCCTGGAACGCAATTAAGACAGCGACTTCAACAGTCTGGAATGCCATTAAAAAAACGCTTTCTAATTTATGGAACGCTCTTAAATCCACCGCGAATACAGTATTTAACGCAATCAAGAATAAAGTTACAGGTGTGTGGGATAGTGTAAAAAGCAAAACGTCCCAAGTATGGGAAAACGTAACTACATTTGTTTCCGATAAAGTAGAAGCGATAAAAAATGCTATCACTAATAAGTTTAATGCCGCCAGAGATGCAGTCAAATCTGCATTTGAAGGAATTGTGAATTTTATTAAAGCTCCCATTAATCAGGCAATCGGTATCGTCAATAATGCAGTTGGGATGATTAATAATGCAATTGGTGGAATTGAATCTGCGTTTTCTTTTGGGCCATGGGATGTACCTACGCCGTTTGGAAAGAAAAGAATTGGATTTCATGCGACATTTCCGCGTGTCGGAACTATTCCGTATCTGGCCAGTGGCGCAGTTATTCCGCCACGAAGCGAATTTCTTGCGGTATTAGGCGATCAGAAAAAAGGCAATAACTTAGAAACACCGGAAAGCCTGTTGCGCCAGATCGTCCGGGAAGAATCAGGAAAAGGACAGGGAGACGGAAATACCTACAATGTTACAGTCAATGCATCTGGCAGAAAATTGTTAGATATTATTATTAGTGAAGCCGAAATGAGAAGAAATCGAAACGGGAAAAATCCATTTGAGTTAGCATAAGGAGAAGAATATGACACAGGAACAGTTCAAGATAGACAATGTTGTTATAAGAGCACCGGACAGTTATAAACCGGTGTTCGCAACCACTTCTACAGAAGACTCTAAAAGAAGTCAGGATTTGATTATGCACAACACGCCAATGGGAACGATTGGCGGGTATGACATGCAATGGGGTGAACTTTCGTGGGCTGAAATAGCAACTATACTAAACACTGTACTTAATAAAAGTCAATTCACGTTCCACCACAAAGACCCGACTGTTCCGGGAAGATGGATAGACAGAACGTTCTACGCATCAAATTTCAATATGGCCGCGCAAACTCTGAAAGACGGGGAAGAAAAGTGGACAGATTTGTCTATTAACGTAAGGAGGATTGAGCCGATTTGATAAATGTATCTACTCAATTGAAGAAAGAATCTCTTACAAACAGAAATTATTACGTGACGGCAAATGTTACATTGTCAGACGGCACTACTCTCAAATTAGGCAAAAAAGACTTTTATCTGTCCGGAAATAGTCTTGTAGATTCAGCAGACTCTGGGGATTTCCCGGTGGGTGTAGCAATAGAAAAAACAGCAAATCTGTCATTAGTGAATGACGATGGTCGCTTTGACGATTACAACTTTAACGGTGCAAGATTTGTCATTTTTCTTAACCTTCAGTTGTCTGATAAATTAGAAACTATTAAAAGAGGTACTTACATTGTATCGAAAAAGCCTGCAACAGCGAGTGAAATAAGTCTTTCTCTCTTAGATAAAATGCATAATGCTGATAAGACATATGATTCTAATTTATCTTTTCCTTGCACTGTCAAAGAATTGCTTTCAGAATGTTGTCAGCAGTGCAATATTGCGCTTGGTGATGTAACATTCCCGAATTCAAATTTTCAGATTCAGCAGTCACCATCTAGCACAACGTATCGTACAGTAATCGGAATGTGTGCCGGGATAGCCGGCGGAAATGCAAGAATTGATGAAAATGACTTACTCAGGATTATTACGTTTGATAAGACATTTACTAATGCGGCTATTTACGATGGTGGAACAGTAAAGAACTGGACAAATGGTGATGATCTGGATGGAGGCACGCTTAATCCGTGGACGGCAGGGACTGTGATTGATGGTGGTACGTTAAGCAATAACGATTATCACGCGTTATTTTCAATTCAAAATTTACAATATGACGTAGACGATGTTGTTGTAACAGGTGTCAAATACGTAGAAGATGAGACCGAATATATGTCGGGTCAGGACGGCTATGTAATTACTATTGATAATCAGCTATTGCCAGGAAATGCACAGGCAGGAGTCGAAGCTATTGGAAATCAATTAATCGGTTTGCGAATGCGCCCTTTTTCATGCGACGGAATCGCCAACGGATACGCCACTTTTGGCGACCCAGTTGAATTTATTGACACTAAAAATCGTGTTTTTAGATCATTTGCAACTAATGTAGAGTTTGTGTTCGGTGGTTCAACATCATGGGGCTGTAGTGCAAAGAGTGCCGAAGAAGATGTAAGCGAGTTTATTGGTAGTCAGCAAGTAGCGGTAGAGCAGTCAAAAAAAGATATAGAGAAGAAACTATCTGCCTATGACGTAAAGCTCAAGCAAATGAATGAGCTTGCAGCAAACACACTGGGTTTCTTCTATACAGAGGAAATACAAGAAGATGGCTCCGTGATAACGTATCGGCACGACAAGCCTGCACTTGCCGATTCTAAAGTAATTTATAAGACAGGTGTTGATGGATTCTTCTTGTCAGTAGACGGCGGTCAGACATGGAAAGCCGGATTTGACAGCAATGGCGATGCTGTTCTGAACATTCTTTACGCGATTGGCATTCAATCAGAATGGATTAATACAAGAGGCTTCACAGCGAAAGACAATAACGGGAATACGACATTAAGAATAGATGCTGACACGGGTGCTGTCACATTAGAAGTTGAAAACTTTACGCTAAAAAGTAGAACTATTGAACAGATCGCCAAGGACGTTGTGGATGGGGCGGTTCAAAATAATGTGACTATCCCGAACTATTATGGTACGTACGCGCCAACATTGCAGAACTATCCGGCATCTGAGTGGAAAAGTGAAGAATATGAAAAACATGACGGCTCGATTTTCATGAATTTCTCTACAAGCCAAGTATATATGTTTTCTGGGGCTGAGGGCGTTTGGCAAGAACTGGATGTTGAAAAAATTGTCAATTTTGAAAGAGTTTTTAACGCTCTGACAGATAATGGTAAACAAGAGGGAATCTATATGCAGAACGGGCATCTGTATGTAAATGCTTCTTATGTTAAGTCCGGCCAGATTTCAGCTGATTTGATTAATCTGAAAAACATTAATGTTACAAACAGTTCTGGAATATCAACATTTGCGATTGATAACTACGGAAATGTTACGCTCAGGCCTAATACATTCGCACTGACAAACGGCGATACAATATATAGTGTTGCTGAAGATAAAGCTTCGACAGCATTATCAAGTGCAAACAGCTATACAGATAAAGCGCTCAGTAATCTCAACATAGGAAAGATGACTAAACAAGAGATTATTGATGTGCTAAGCGATAACAGCAAGAATAAAGGTCTGTATCTATCAAATGGCAACGTGTACATGAATGCCGATTATATTAACACAGGCGAATTAGCAGGATGGAAAGTTGGAAATAAAAAACTTTCAGCAAGTGGCACGTATGGAGAAGTAACGCTAGACGCTTCAACTGGAGAGATTTATTCAGAGACGAATACAGGAGTATATGTGCCGGGGTACGGGACGTTGTATGGAACGCGAATTAGAGGAATCAATCTTTACACAGGAACCGTACACGCAAGCTCAGTTTCGGTTAATACTAGCGTTTCGGCGGGCAGTGTTTCGGCTGGTGCTATTAGCGCAACAAAGACCATTGAAGCGGGCGGAATTATTAAATCACGCAGTCACATTGAAGCGTGGAATAACGGGCATTTTTATTGCGTGGGCACGGGTACTGATTTAGCAGATGCTTCTATCAGAGGGAAGTTGAAAGTAAGCGGGACGAAATCAAGATCAGTTTCGACGGTAGACTATGATGAACAGCTCTTTTACTGCTATGAAATGCCAACCCCATTTTTCGGAGATATCGGTGAATCTGTAATATCGGATGACGGGACTTGTATGATTGACATAGATGATATCTTTCAAGAATCTGCAAATGTTGGCATTAAATATTATGTGTTTTTGCAAAGAGAAGGAGGGGGTGACTGCTGGATAGCCGAGAAAGAGCAGAATTATTTTGTTGTAAAAGGAACTCCGGGACTTAAATTTTCGTTCGAAATCAAAGCAAGACAAGCTGAATATGAGCATATGCGATTTACTGACCCGGGAGATACGGCTTATACAGACGCAAGAGATATAGAAATCCCGGAACCAAATTATGAGTCAGAAGAAACAGAGATCTCGGAACCAGATTATGAATCAGAACTTACTAACGACAGGTTAAGCATTATCAATCAGATGGAGGTAATATCATGAAGAAGATTTTAACAAGTTTTATGAATCTTAGCACTGGAGAGGGAAGCCGCATCGCTTACACCTATTCAGAAGTAGACGAAAACACGGGAAGTATTATCAGCCAGAACAATAAAGGCAATTTCCTTGTGATGAATGACGATGTGCAGAAAAATCTTAATTCTGTAAAGAATTACATAAGGAATAATTTCCTTTTATAAGGAGGTAAATTTAATATGGCTGATACATATACAATACAATTCCGGCGCGGTATGTACGCTGATTTTGATACGTCGAAAATTCGCCCCGGAGAGCCCGTTGCGATTCTTGGCAATGACCCGTCCGTTCCATCTGGTAAAGCCTTATACATTGCATTTGCGGCTAATGATGTAAGGCGGTTGTGTTCCATTGAGGATATTTCAGAGATGGTTAATGCCGGAGAATTTGTTGGTCCGCAGGGTCCCAAAGGTGAAAAAGGTGAGAAAGGAGATAAGGGTGCAGCGGGTCCTGCTGGCCCACAAGGTCCACAAGGAGAGCAAGGAGAAAAAGGTACACAGGGTCTAAAAGGAGAACGAGGAGAAAAAGGTGTACAGGGTCCTACTGGCCCGCAGGGTCCCAAGGGCGAAAAAGGAGATAAAGGTGATCCGGGAGAAAAGGGCGTGGATGGCACCGTGGCATTTGAATCGCTGACACCTGAGCAGAAAGAATCACTGAGGGGTGTCTCTATCACAGCGGTCAGTATCGACACAGATGGAAATTTGACAATAACATTTTCAGATGGTGATAGTGAAAATGTTGGGAATGTTATAGGGCCTCAAGGAGTGCCGGGTCCAAAAGGTGATAAAGGAGATGTTGGGCCAGTTGGTCCGCAAGGTCCACAAGGAGAAAAGGGCGAACAAGGAAAAGACGGAACATCTCTCAATATTCTTGGTACAAAAGAATCTGAGGCAGACCTCCCCCTGAGTGCAGAGAAGAACGACGCGTATTTAATAAATGGAGAAATGTGGGTTTTTGACGGCACGAATTGGAACAATGCCGGCAAGATTCAAGGACCGCAAGGCCCACAGGGTCCGGTTGGTCCGCAAGGGTCAAAGGGCGACCCAGGACCGCAGGGCGTAAAAGGAGACCCCGGAGAAAAAGGAGATACTGGCGCGCGAGGAATCACATTCACTCCTGTTGTAGACAGCAAAGGAAATATAAGTTGGAGTAATGATGGAGGACTTGAAAACCCCCAGACGGTAAATATTACCGGGCCGCAAGGCGATACGGGTGCGAAAGGAGATGTTGGACCGCAAGGAGAAAAGGGAGAGGTTGGGGGTGCAGGACCTAAAGGAGACAAGGGCACTACATTTATCCCAAGTGTGGATACTGATGGAAACATAAGTTGGAGCAACACTGATGGAATTGCCAATCCCGAAACAGTAAACATCAAAGGACCAAAAGGAGACAAGGGGAGTGATGCGACTGTCCCGATTGCTACAATTGAAATTCTTGGCAAGATTAAGCCTGACGGCAAGACAACATTCGTAGATGAAGATGGAACGCTCCACGCAAAAGGCGGTGGCGCAACCATTACCCCTCCCAAACCCGTAAACAACCCAACGGTTGAGAATGCGAACGCATCAGTTATAATTAAATGGCAAGACCCAGAGAATACTGTAATTAGTGGCTCAACAACCTCTACATGGGCTGGTACAAAACTCGTAATGAAAGAAACGGGCTATCCTGCAAATCCAGATGACGGAATACTTGTGGTTGATAACACAGTTCGTGACAAATACAAAACCACAGGCTATACCGTTACAGGGCTGACAAATGGCAAAAAATATTACTTCACATTGTTTCCATATTCTACCGATGGCATATACAACTACGATGCAGGAAACAGGCTTCTCGGTGAACCAGAGGGTTTGAAGATTGTCACATTTGTCGATGGAACAGATGCTGAAATCACAAAGATGATTGAAGCGCATTACGCAGGCAAAATCAACATTGGTGATTATTGGGCGGTTGGTGATAAGAGAACCATTCATCATAACGCAATGTCTGCAACGGGTGTAAGTGAGTCACACAAAGCAAATGATTACGCTTATGTGATTATCGGAATTGAACATGATGACTTAGTGACTCCTATCAATGGTAAGACCAAAGCTGCTATTACAATTCAGACAGAACGTATGCTGTATTTAGACACTACGACAAAATATAACAGTTCTTATGATACATCACATGAATGTGGTTATATGAATAGCTCAAGAACAAACGAAGGTGGTTGGCAAGACTGTGAAAGACGTATATGGTGCAATGAAGTGTACAAGAAATGCTTGCCTACTTATATTCAGAATATGATGAAGCAGGTCAAGAAAAAGACATCAGGAGGTAGCTCAAATGACTATGCGTTTTTACCATCTGAAATTGAAATTTTTGGCAGTACAACGTATTCTTTCGCAGGAGAGGGGAAACAATATCAGTATTTTAAAAATGCTACTGCCAATAGATATAAGAAACCACGTCATGGCAGTGACTATGTATCTGGCTACTATTGGGAGCGTTCGCCTTTCTCCAGCGGCAGCAATTCCTTCTGTCGTGTGAGCTTAGACGGGGGTGCGGGCACTGGCGATGCCAGTGACACTTTTGGCGTTGTCCCTTGCTTATGTATCTAAAATCCTAGCAAATCGTAAGGCGGTTAAAAAGATTTGCGACAATCGGGAAAGCAAATTAATGAATTATTTAGTTGAATAGCTAAGAACAGGAGGTACATATGGATAAAAAAGAAATTGCGAATATCTACAAAGCCATCAATCGAGTTTCAAACAGGCTGAATGAGATGTCTGAAAAGTTAGATATTGTGATGCAGATGCTTAATGCAGAATCTAATCGTAAAATTCTAATTAATAGTGATGGTATTGACGGTCTAGCTGAACTTGTATCAACGCATGATTCAGCTTTGGACGAACTGGCTACATTAGTTTCGAGCATTAGAGGTGAAAACAATGGTTAAATTTTATGAAGAACGAGTAATCAATGGGTTGAAAAAATGGACAGATGTTCCTGAGTTGTGGAATAAGAAGGTGATTGAAAGACTCCAAAAGGATGGCTATGTGCTGAATGAGGATGGGACAGTAACAGAATCAAAACCAGGAATAGTGAAATAAAATACGTGCAAGGGAGAAAATATGGAAATTAAAGGAATTGACGTATCATCTTATCAGAGTAAGCCAGACTGGGCGAAAGTATCGAATTCTGAAATTAAGTTTGCAATGTTGAGAATCCATCAAAAATCTGGAACTGATTCCTCTTTTGAGTATAACTACAAAGGATGCAAGTCAAATGGAATCCTTGTCGGCGGATATAAATACAGTTACGCTCTGACACCGGCACAGGCAATTGATGAAGCTGAGAGCGTAATTTCTGTTCTTAGCGGACGCGGAATGGACTTTCCAATCTTCTACGACCTTGAATGGAGTCAGCAGAGAAACCTTGGAAAACAGGCGATTGAGAACATTGCAGTAGCATTTCTGACCAGAATCAAAAAAGTCGGTTATAAGGTCGGTATCTACTGCAATCTTGATTGGTACAATAACGTTCTGTCAGGTACCCTAAAAAAGTACGATTGCTGGATTGCTCGTTATCCGGCTAGTGATAATGGCTCTGTACAGGAAAGATTGCGTCCATCTGTTGGTGTAGGCTGGCAGTATTCCAGTAGAGGAAAAGTGTCCGGCATTAGTGGTAACGTTGACATGGATGTATTCTATAAGGATTACAAAGAGGAGGTTTCTGCAATGGATAAAGCTATTGAAAAAGTGATTCTCATTGCAAAAAATGAGATTGGATACCTTGAAAAGAAGAGCAATAGTCAGCTCAACAGTAAGACTGCAAACGCCGGTTCGAATAACTATACGAAGTACTGGCGAGACATTAAGCCATCATATCAAGGGCAACCTTGGTGCGCAGCATTCGTGAGTTGGTGCTTTATGGAAGCATTCGGACAGGAAAAAGCAAAAAAACTGTTGAAGCACTGGCCCTATGTTTACTGCCCAACACTTGGTAATCTGTTTACAAGGAACGCTAATCCAAAGATCGGTGATATTGTAATTTTTTATCATAATGGAACTTTCACCCATACCGGCATCGTAACGGCTGTAATCGGAGACAGGTTCTATACCATCGAGGGAAATACTTCTGGTGCGTCTGGAATTATTGCAAATGGCGGCGGTGTCTGCGCAAAGAGTTATCTTAACAGCCAGATGCCCGGAACTAAGTTCTGTACACCAGATTATAATATTGCATCTGATGCATCTGTACCCGCAAAATCTGAAAATGCATTGCCTAATACCGCACAAACAGGAGAGAAATATATGTTTAATCCAGAAACAGTAAAAGCAGGAGATAAAAACACATCTGTGCTTCTTTTACAGGAAATTTTGAGAGCCAGAGGTTTCAAGGGCAAAAATGGCAAAGTCCTGAAACTCACCTGGACAGCAGACACAAATACAATCTACGCCCTGAAAGCATATCAGGAATCCAGAAAAGAAGTTTTGGAAGTGGATGGTATTTGCGGATCTGCTACTTGGAAAGATTTAATTGCGATTTAA